TACTAAAGAAAGTCTTTTATCATAATCAATTTCAACATTTTCTTTTTTTACACGCGCTGATTGTTGTTCCTGGCCTATTCTATCTGCAATTAATTTTATAGGATCTTCTTTAACCGGTTCCTCGAATGGTATATCTTCTTGAATCTCTTGGACTGGCTCATCAATTTTTATTTCTGATATTAATTCCGGCAATGGTTTTTCAACCGGTTCAGTCACAAAAGAATTCATCATTTTTTCAAATTCACCTATACCTTCAAGACCGGCATATGATTCCATCATTTTTTCAAATTCAACTATATTTTTTGCGGCCATAGATTCCCTATAAATTTATCTATATGTCCTATTTATAAATTATATTTCTGTCTACATGTGGCACTTATTTGACAGGCTACTTCTCTCAGTCCATCAAAAGTAAATGATATTTCCTCAAATATAGTATCTCTTAACGGTACAATATAATCTAATATAAAAGTTATTGCAATCCCTTGTAGTGCAAAAACTGCCATTGCTGATGCCATCCCTCCAAGAAAACAATTATATGACCATTTGAGATACTTATATTTACTAAGTGCAAGTACTTTTCCTTGGCCATATATATCTCCTACCATAGTATCATATATTTTATCATCAGTCATCATTTTTTCTGCGTAATCTTTTTTATATTCATCAATATCAATATGTGCAAAATGTCCGAAAAATAAAGGATTAAACCAAGGTGATTTTCTATCAATTTCATTGGAATGTGGTAGCTTAGGATAAGCTGTTTTTGGAATAATTGCAAATATGGCAAATAATAATGTAAAAAAGTTTCCAACTGCAAATGTTATTAAAGGCCATTTCATCATTTCATTATCTAAATTAGCTATAGTGACTGAAAAAACAATAGAAGAAACAGTAATCATAATATTAGCTTTAGCATCAGCCATCAAGTTTAATCTCATTTGATTACCGTGATTCACTCTTAAAATGTTATCTACGGCTGTTCTATCTTCTGGAACGTTTTCAAATGGGTTAACCTTTTCTTCTATTCCATATTTTTTTAAGTAAGGTCTTTCTTCACCCTTCATTGAGCGGCTTTCAATGTTTCCACATATTTTGCTATGGCGTGAGTCAGGCCATCTGTTTGAGAAATTAATCCATTATCATTATCTGGGCCCCAATCTAAAGTCTGACTATCTATAAAAAGACCGGTATGAGCATAAGGCCAAGGAGGAGTAAAAGGGATAGGATCGCTAAGACGAACCACACGCCAATGAGTGGGCTGTCCTCCAGACATAATTTGATAAGTAACTTTTGGTGATCCGTAAGAATAGATTTGAACATTGTGACCTCTTTTATGAAGCCACATTCCTATTATTTGTGAAATGGCTCCACCTAAACTGTGACCTGTAATATGTACAGTATGTTCAACCGTATGATCTCTATCAATAATCTCCATAACACCTAAAGAAGCATCTCTAAATCCTTTATGGAGTTTGATTCCTGTAACTGCATCATCTACTAATCTTACATCAATATCAGATTGGACATTTTCTGCATTGGCAGTGCCCCTAATAATAATTATTGTTATTCCACTATCTTGTTTTACATCAAATGCAACTTCATCTTTTTGATTACCACCACTATCATAAATTGCTTTACAATACTCTGCGTGTTCAATCAAAGATGATATTGTGACTGGTAGATTTGATTTATCTCCACTACCAAGATCATTATTTGAATCAGTTTTATTTTCAGCACATCCACTAAGTATCAGTAGACTTAGTGCTAGCGTGAATCTCTTTATGTTTATTAAATGACGTTGCGCCAAGGATTGCTCCGAATGAAAGATGAAACATGGCGCCGCTTTCAAGTGTCAAAGGAATCCATCGTGTTACACCTTCTTTTATACAATCATGTGTGTCACAATATCCCGCCATCATTAAGTTCCATATCAAAGGCGCTACAAAAAAATCTACTAAGCAGATAAACAAATAAACGAGTGCAGCCCAATCGCGCCAATACTCTTTTATTGTATTATTAATTTGCAACCGCCTCTTCCAGTCGTGCAATTAATTTAGCTTTATTATGTCGTCTATCCAATTCGACACCTAATTCTCTACCGTATGACTCTAATTGTTTTTTTGTCATACTTTTCAAATTTTTCTTTTTTACTTTTTTCTCAGCTTTTTTAGGTTCAGGTTCAGGTTGTTTTAAACCTTCATTATTAAAAACTTTTTTAATTATATTCCCAATCCAAGACATATCATCCTTTTTTAATTATAATGTTTATATTTTATTAACTCACTTTTTCTTTTTCTTCTTACTTCTAGTTACCTTTGGTTGAATTTCTTTTTTAACTTCCTCTGGTATTACAGGCAATGGTGGCTTAAACTTTGGTGGAACTGGAAGTGCTTCAGACCTAGTTAAATGTTCTGGTCTATATTGTATTTTCAATTCCTCTAATCTTTTTTCTGCCGCTTCGAGTGCCATCTTTGCGTCCGCTTGTGCAGTCACTGCTTCACGCCTAACTTCCATTTCATATTTTTCTTGCCACATTAATAAATTATCTTCTGCTGCGGCTATTTCATTTGACATTTTATCGACTAATTCATCTGGCATTTTTTCCCTATTTTAATGGAGGTGCATATAATAAACCACCTTCAGTGTACAATTTATTTAGCCCACGTTTAAGAGCTAGCGGTGTATTTTCACCAAGATTTCTTTCATATATTTCTTTATAATTTCCAACTTGTTTAATAACTTCATATGCCCATGTAGCATCTAATCCTAATTTGGCCCCCAAATGAGGATGATCTTTACCATTTAATTCACCCATAAATCGTTGTATACTTGGATCTATATTATTTTCAAATCTAGATATATTATTTGAATTTAATCCCATTTCCTCAGCTATAAACAAAACATAAACAGTCCATCTTACAATATCAGACCATTGTTGATCTCCATATTTTACTACTGGGCCAAGAGGTTCTTTTGAAATAATTTCCGGAAGAATCACATGTTGTTCGGGATTTTTAAAACCAATTCTATTAGATGCTAAACCAGAACGATCCGTGCCATACATATCACATTTACGATCTAAGTAATAATCCTTAGATTTTTCTCCAACTGGCACCACAACTGGAACATAATTAAGAAAATGTTTTGTAAAAAAATCCTTAGTATTTTTCGCGGCAGTTCCTGTTGAACTATAACATATTCTTGCACCATCCATTTGCTTTGCAGATGATACACCAAGAGTCTTTCGAACAATAAATCCTTGTCCATCATAATATGTAGTAGGCATGAACTCTAATTTTTTAAGAACATTTCTAGTATATGTGTATGTAACAGTAGCCGATACAACATCAACTGTTCCATCTATTAGATAGCTAAATCTTGTTTTACCATCTATTATTTCATATTCAACCTTTTCCTTATCTCCGAATACTGCAGTAGCAATTGCCCTACAAATATCTATATCAAAGCCCCGAAATTGTAATGAACCCATTTCTTCATCCCAAAGTTCTTCTCCAAAACCTGGCATAGAATCTTTGGCGCCACATATTATATGACCACGTTCTTTTACTCTTTTAAACGTTGATCCATATGTTGGTAAGTATTCCACTTTTTCTATTTTGCTAACTACTACGCCGGTACGATCATGAGGAGTTTCTGCTGATTTACCGGGATATGCTGTTATAACTAAAAATATTAAAATTGCAAAAAGTTTGCCAATCATGATCATTGTAAAGTCCTATAAATTGCCAAGAGTTCAGCATCTGGTATAGGTTGCGGCATTGTATAATATCGTTGATGTCCTACAGACATAAATGATTTTATATCTGAAAAACTAGGATACTTCGTTAAGAGATTATGAAGAAGATAATCAGGGCTCAAGTGACAAGTTGCACATTGATTATCTCTTGAAAATACTCTGGTGGATTTCTTGAATCTTTCTGATTGTACTAATACAGAATTAAGATCCTTTTCCATCCATGTAACCTTCTCAGTAATGTCTGGTATTACTAAGAAAATCAAATACGCAAGTAATCCTATTATAGTGTATATGAATATTCTGCTTGATGCAACTAAATTTTTAGTTTCTATTTCTATGGCTTTTACTGGTTCCAATTCCATTACATCAACATGTTCGTCCGCAACTTCTTTAGGAGCAGTAGTTTGTTTAGGTTTTGTCGCCATTATACTCCTTTCTTCACTGCTTCATTTAATTTTTTAGTGATTTGTGATGTAAACCACTTCAAAACAATTGGAATGCTTATATTAGAAGTCAAACCAAACATATATCCTACTGGAAATCTATAGGTATTAAATGGAGCTAATTGAGGGACGTTTTCAAATACTAGCCATACTAAAATATAACCAGTAATCGACATACCCATGTTAATGAAAAGATCAAATACAATTAGAGGATACTTGCCCTGATATTTGTCTTTATTATCGTGTCTGTAATTGAATAGAAATATGAACAATGAGGAAAATAATATAATCCCAAACATTGTTAAATTTACCGCACTGAATAGCGATTCCACGCTTACCCCTCCTTAGATTTCTGTTTCAGCATCTTCTGAAGATCAGCTGTACTCCCTACAAATAGTGCGTTAGTAACATTTTGAGGTGACCTTACGACTTCATCTGACATGCTTTTTTTTGTTTTATGTAATCCCATTAATTCTTTATTTGCATTTGTTAACTTATCAACTAACTGACCTACTACTTCGTATGCTCTCGGGTGTTCTGTTTCCCTAGCTACTTCAAGTAAGCCCTCCATGGCGTCAGACCCTCTCTCTATTACATTATATATATTTTCTCGCGCATACTGAAAATCAGTATCCATTCCATCATCACCATTTACTTCTGGTGTTTTATATACAACAGGTTCATTTTTAGATGTTGGCGCAATCTCAAATACCTCATCTAATTTTGTATCAACCGTTTTAGGGTCAACCTGCTTATCAATATTTTCAATAGTTTCCATTTTATCTTTAATCATTTGTTTGAATTACCGAATGCGTTTATATCTAATGTACCGCCCATTGTATCAGTACCTGTAGCTGGATCCCATTCAAGACCTTCTGCAAAGAAATCTCTTGTTTCTGTTGGTTCATAATAATCATCGCCAGCTGGTACATCTATAGGTATTTTAGATGTAAATCTTGATTTTACTAATGTTGCATTAATATCTGTTCTGGTTGTTTCTAATAACATTTTGGAATCATCTTCATTTAATATTTCATCCCTACCTTTTCCAAACCCTGTATCTGATTCTAATAAAATTCTTTCGGCGTCTACCGAGCCAGGATCTCTATACGGCATTATATGAAAATTGATAATTGATGTACGTATTAATGCTGTTGCCTGATCATCACTACCGTCGCCAAATCCTTTACCTTTAATATTTGGATAAAGAAAACCTTTAACTGTAAAATCTAATGTCCAAACTATTGCTCTTCGTGTTTGATAATCACCTTCATATGAATCTTCAATATTAACACCATTTAAAATAATAGGAACATCTAACTTAATTCCCATTGTTGGAAGTGCATTTATAGTTACCGTAAAATCGGGTTGAAAAAACGGAACTATTTGTTCAACTATTTGTGTTCCGTCATCTGCATTTTTTACAAATATTGATAATGTAAAAGAATAATCATATGGTACTGGGCTTTTAACCACTCCAATTTGACCCTTCCACATTGATTTTTGTTGGTTAAGGGGATGCAACATTCTCTCGGGACTGTATGACATGGAAGTCATCTCGAAGCCCATCCTCGGCAGTTGCATCCCCACCTTTTTATCTAGATTAGCATCGCCCGTAATTCTGGTCATAAATTTTTGTTTCGGACCGTATGCTAAGGGAACTTTCAATGTTTCAACAACTTCATCAGAATTATTCTTGCGCTTTAAATAGATGTCGTTAAAAATGGTTCCAAATATAGAAACATATTTTCTTGTTAATCCGTGATACCAATATTGTCCTAACATTAAAAACTTCCTTCACTAAATGGATTTCCTTCACTAAAATCTATAATACCATCTGCTGTTGTCTGTATTGTTTTATTATTAGCAGTACTATCACCTGCAAACTCCGTTGCAGTTGCACCTAAATTAGCTGTCGTACCTGAAGTGCCACCTGTAATTTGTTCCGTTGCACTAAACGTTCCAACAATATTTGTTAATCTTATAATGCTATCTGAACCTGAAGTTGATGTTTGTAATACTTCTGCCGTTGCCCCTGAAAGAGTTCCTGTAACAGTTTCATCAGTTGTAAAAACACCCGAATTAGATGAATATACATACTCTATTGAATAGGCATTATCAACTTCTACTTTATCTATTGCTGATATACCAGTATCAATATCTTCATCACTATACTCAAATAATTCGCAAGATAAATCATAAACAGGAAGTTTTCCCATTTGATAGAAAACAGCCTGATGCTCAACAAATTGTATTTCAAATAACTTGCTTGTTAGAGGCATCCAAATTAAATCCCCTTCTAAAGGTCTATCAGATATTCCTTGTCCATCCCAAGTACGTCTCGCAACGGTAAATGTTATTTGTTCTCTAATTTCTAATCCAAATCTACCAACAAATGCGCCTTCACCTTCAAATCCATCAGTATTCTTAATATACATTTCTATAGGATAAGCTGATTCAAAAGATGAAGTTGGATCTTCACCATATATGTTATCTACGTTATTTTTTGTTCTGGGCAAATAAGATACATCATGTCCAAAAATTTGAATAGACTCTACCATTAAATCCTGAAGAAGATTTTGTTCATTATTATGATCAAATTTTTGAAAATAATTACTCGTCGGCATCGTCGGCCTTTTTGTCTATCATTCTGATTCTAAGAATTGATTTTCCATTAATAGTAATATCACCCTTTTCATTCTCTCCGATATCTTTTACTTCTATTCTTCTATTTTTAAATTTTCCACCGAGAACGATGTCTCCAACTTCTATGGGCAGATTAATATCTTCATTAATAAATTCTTGAAATGTTTTCATCCAGCAATTTCCGAGTGTCTGGTATATTTTGCAATTAATTCAACCTGTTCAGGCCTAAGTCCTAGGCTCTGTAGTTGCTTTCTTTTCTTTTCCGTATCTGTTAGAGCTTTAGATCTAATATCAGCTTGTTGAGGTGCCGGTTTTTTCTTTTCTGGTTCCGAACACTTTGCTTTAAGATTCGGGTCCCTAGGACCACCAGGTATATCGCAAAATGCGGGTTTTTCCATAAAGGTTTTAAATTTTTTCATTTTATCCTACCATAAAGTCATCAGGTAACTGGTACTTCGAAAAGATTTCATCATCCAACATTTGTAATTCAGTTGTTGCATCATCAAAAATTTGTCTACCATTTAATGTAGTACCACCAGGTAATTGCATACCTTCATATTTTAATAGATTAGATCCCCATTGCCTTTTAAATAATGAAGATATATATTTTTTTAGCCAAAGATCATTATATGCATCGGACAATTCTTCTGGGTCTACAGATTTATAACATTCAAATAATAAGTATTTTCCAACAACTAATTCTTTATCCCAATCAACATCAAGATAAACTTTATCTGTA